GTAGCTGAAGCAATTACCAACACTGACTACAGTGGTGAAATTTCTGGCTATGGCGATTCTGTAAAGATCATCAAAGAGCCTGAGATTACTGTTTATCAGTACGAGCGTGGCGCTGACGTAGCTCAGACTAAGCTGACTGACATTGAAACTACTTTGATTGTAGATGTGGCTAACGCATTTAAATTTAAAGTTGATGATATTGAAACTGCTATGTCTCACGTAAACTTTAAAGAAGTTGCATCTTCATCTGCTGCTTACGCTCTGCGTGATGCTTTCGATACTGGTGTAATTGCTAAGATGTTTGCTGGTGTTTCAGCTTCAAGCCCTAACCACATCCTTGGTAGCGACAGTGCTACTGACCTAGCTGCTGGCACTTTTGACGGCACTGGTAACTTGGATCTTGGTTTTGGTTCTACCGAACACGATCCTCTGGATATCATGGCTCACATGGCCCGTCTTCTTGACGAGCAGAACATTCCAGAAGAAGGACGTTGGTTCTTAGCTCCACCTAGCTTCTACGAGCAACTCGCTCAGTCTAGCTCTAAGTTGATGTCTGTTGACTTTAATGCTGGTCAAGGCTCTATCCGTAACGGTCTGGTATCTTCAGGCAAGTTGCGTGGCTTTGACATGTACAAGTCTAACAACGTACCCGCCACTTCTAACGCAGCCGGTCAGATTCTTGCTGGTCACGTTAGCTCTACTGCAACTGCACAGACTATTACCAGCACTGAAGTCCTTCGTGACCCAGATAGCTTTGGTGACATCTGCCGTGGTCTGCACGTTTACGGTGCTAAAGTACTGCGTCCTGATGCACTCGTATCAGCGTTCTACGGTATCGACTAAGCAACAAACTAGAGATGAGGGGTGTAAAAGCCCCTCTGATCTTTGAGAGGTAACATGGCAATTATAGGAAGTAATTCAAAACCTTTAATGATTAAAGGTAAAAAAACAGGGAAGATTTTAGGTGACACAGGAAGTTGGTACAAGCCAGAGAATAAAAAAAAGTACGAAGATAATTATGATGCAATCTGGGGCAAGAAAGAAACAGCAACTTTAGAAACCACACAGGCTAAATAAACATGTCAACAACTTATCTTGAATTAACTAATGAACTTCTGCGTGAACTCAATGAAGTTACGTTGACCGTGGGCACATTCCAAAATGCAGTAGGTGTTCAGCAGCATGTTAAAGACGCTTTAAATCGCTCATACTTTGATATTATTAATCAAGAACCACAATGGCCTTTCTTAGCTGTTGATGAAAGTGGTGAAACAGATCCCATGTACGGTAACGCCTATGTCCAAACAGTTGCTGGCACACGATGGTACGAACTAAAACCTTCTAGTGATAGTATTACTACTGACTTTGGTTCTATTGACTGGGACAATTTTTATATAACTACAGTTGGCGTTGATGGAGAAACTGCTCCTTATACTGCGCGCAACCTCCGCTTCTTGACTACTGAAGAGTGGAAAGACTTTAGACGAGTCTCTGAAAATTTAGATGACGCTGACACACAGCAGTACGGTCAACCTAACGCTGTAATCAGAAGCCCAGACTCACGGAAGTTTGGACTCAGTCCTATCCCTAACAAAGCATACCGCGTGTGGTTCTATGCGTGGGCGCTCCCTACAAAACTTGTAAATCATGGAGACTCTGTAGTCTTTCCTGAGATGTACACTTCTGTTCTTTTAGCTAAAGCCCGATACTACATCTGGCAGTTTAAAGACAACCCTCAAGCGGCAGCATTCGCATTAGATGACTTTAAAAAAGGAGTTCGTAGTATGCGTTCTAACCTTATTGAAGCTGCGCCGACTATTATTAGCGATGACAGAATGAGATTCGTATAACATGGCGGCCTCCCAACCTTATGGTATCTCGTGCAAAGGAGGTTTAAACACTAACCTCAATCAGCTTGAGATGCTCGCTCAGCCCGGATTAGCTACAAAGCTTGTAAACTTTGAAGTAGATCCTGATGGCGGCTATCGCCGTGTAAACGGCTACACACCTTTTGGTGACACACGACCTAACAGCTCTAATAAAATACTAGGTCTTGCAGTATATGCTGACGGTCTTATAGTTTGTTCAGGTACTGGAATCTTTTTTAGTCCTGACGGTGAAGACGCATGGCTTCAACTTAACAAAGCTAGTGTTGCAGGTACTGGAGACAACTACACAGCCTTTACAGGCCGTAGTGCAGCCGCTAGAACCGCCCAAGCTCAAACATCTTTTGCGATCTTTGAAGGCAATACAGACTACGGACAGATCGTTATTACTGACGGAGTTAACAAGCCCTTTCTATTTAGCATGACAGGTACTGGTGGCTTAACTACTCGTACTTTCTTTGCAGAAGAAGTTACAGTTAGCGGCACAGTAGCTCCCACAGTATGTGCAATACATGATCAACACTTAGTTGTGGCAGGCGCAGGAGCTGCTAAGAACACAGTTTATTACAGTACGCTTTTAGACCCTAGTAGTTTTTCGGGTACTGGGGCTGGCTCTATTTTATTGCCTGACCAAGTAGTAGGCATTAAAAGCTTCCGTGATGATCTTATTATCTTTTGTCGCAACAGCATACACAAGCTTATAAATATAAATGATACCAACAGCATTGCTATTGTTCCTGTTACGCAGAACGTAGGTTGCTTGAGTTCACACAGTATTCAAGAAATTGGCGGTGACTTAGTATTCCTAAGTCCAGACGGCATTCGTTCTGTTGCTGGTACATCTCGTATTGGTGACGTTGAGTTAGGCTCAGTAAGCCGACAAATACAATCTATTATTTCAGCTATTGCTCGGTCTATAGATTCTTTTACAATTACTAGCGCCGTGCTGCGTAGTAAATCACAGTACAGATTGTTTTATACTACAGCCGGTGGATCAACCGCCGCGTCTAAAGGAATTATTGGAACACTGACTGCTAATGGTTTTGAGTGGTCTGAAACACTAGGTATACAGGCTTCTGGTTTTACATCGGGCTTTGCAGCTACAGGCGTTGAAAAACTTTATCACGGAGATATCCAAGGCTACATTTATAATCATAATACCGGCAATAGTTTTTCAACAGGCGGTACGGCTTTAGACATTAACGCACTGTATCTGACTCCTCACTATGACTTTGGCGATGTAGGCACACGGAAGACGCTACAGTATGTTAAGATTTCTGTAACTCCAGAAGGTGAAGCAACGCCTACATTAAAGATTAGATATGATTACGAAGACACAACAATACCCCAGCCGCCAGACTATATTTTAGCTGACATTCCAATACCTTCATTGTTTGGAAGTGTTGTGTTTGGAGCGGCAGTATTCGGTGCTAGTTCTGACCCAATGCTGAGACAAGCTGTTCAAGGAAGCGGCACTGTATGTAACTTCCAAATTAAAAGCTCAGATCAAACTGCACCGTATGCAATTAACGGCTTATACATAAATTACGTCCCATCAGGTAGGAGATAACCAAATGGCAGGAACAAGTTACACACGACAAAGTACGCTCACCGATGGCGATACAATTACAGCAGGTCTATTTAACGCAGAATACAATCAATTAGTTACTGCGTTTTCTTATTCTGCGACAGGCACAAACGGACACCAACACGATGGCGGAGCTGGCGAAGGCGGCAACATCGAGATCATAGGTGACCAAGACTTTAAAAACAAGATTGTAGTTGATACAAGCAACAACCGCTGGAGTGTCTTTGTAGAAGTAGGCGGCAGCGCAGTTGAACAAGTACGCATTGAAGATGGTGTAGTGTACCCCGTAACTGACAGCGATGTAGACCTAGGCACAGATGCTTTGCGTTTCAAGAACGCTTACATCGACAGCCTTACAGCTACTGGCAACCTTACAGTTGGTGGAAACATTACTGTCACAGGCAACGTAGATTTTAATGGCGACTTAGATGTAGACGGAACAACTAATCTTGACGTTGTTGACATTGATGGTGCTGTTGACATGGCTACAACACTCACAGTAGCTGGCAACGTAGATTTTAACGGCGACCTAGACGTAGACGGCACAATAGAGTTTGATGCTATTTCGGGTACTGGAGCTGTTACAGTCACAAACATCCTTGACGAAGACAACATGTCAAGCA